TATCGGTGATGCTGAACTTGACTTAGCAGCTGCAGAAGAAGATCTTGAAGGCGGAGTTGAGGTTGAAGAAGAAGAAGTTGAGGTTGAAGACCTTGATGAAGTCTTTGAAATCGATCCTAAAATGCTAAAAAGAGAAATAAGAAAAATCCGCAGACAACTCCGCGAAGGAAAAGGCGATGCATCAGATCAGTGGGGCGGAAAAGGTCACGCTAATGCAGGTATTAAAAATTCTTACGGCGGCAAAGGATCTGGAAAGGTCGGATCCAAAAAATCTTTTGGTGGCGGAAACGAAGGACAAGATCCTTTCGTGAATCCTCCACAAATGAACAAGCTTAGCGAGGCATTACGCAAGCAGGTGCGCGAGAACCGTGCATTAAACGAGAAACTGGGTAAATACAGAAGTGCAGTCAAATCTCTTCGTGAACAGTTGGAAGATCTCAATCTATTTAACGCCAAGCTTCTATACGTGAATAAGTTGCTTCAGAATAAGAGTTTAACAGAATCACAGAGAAAATCTGTGATAAGAGCTCTTGATCGCGCTGGTTCATTAAATGAGGCAAAGACTCTATATAAGAGCCTTACTGAATCTTTTTCAGCTAAAGGAAAATCTTTAAATGAGTCTAGTAGACGAGGAAGCTCTTCTCGGACAACCACATCATCAACTCCTACTAAGGGAACTGGTGAAATGGGACGATGGGCAAAGCTGGCTGGTCTTAAATAAAGTTAATTAAATTGGATATAACACATTCACAGGAGAAAAAACATGTCCAGAAATTTCACACTTAATCAATTGACCGAAGGTATCCGTGACAGAAATGTCGGTGCTGAAGGTACACGCTTGATTGAGAAGTGGAGTCGTACTGGTCTTCTTAGAGGTCTCGCTGAACACAGCCGTGAAACAATGGCGCGACTTTTAGAAAACCAAGCTGCTCAACTTCTTAGAGAGCAAAATTCTATTTCAACAGGTGGAGGATCTTTATCTTCTTCCGGTGACCTTCAAGGTTTCACAAACATTGCGTTCCCAATCGTTCGTCGAGTATTCGGTGGTCTGGTTGCTAATGAGTTGGTTTCTATACAGCCCATGAGTCTTCCTTCTGGCCTCCTTTTCTATCTTGACTATACATACGGAACAGATGTTGGTGGCGATGATTCATTAGCAGCTACACCAGATGGCGATGGTACTGATTCAACTTATACTAGAGGCCAGTCTATTTATGGCGCGCCAACAGGAAAAGATATCAGAAAAGGCGCAAATGCAGTCGGTGGAAACTACGACCTCATTGGCTCTACTTATTCTAAAGTAAATAGTGGTTCTAAGGGTTATGCAGAAGCTACTCTAGTAGCCTCAGGTGCTTATGGCTCAGGTTCAACACTCTTAGGTAGCAATACACTTCATGCAACAGGATCTGACGGAAAACTTATTCAGTTCGACGTCCAGGTTTCTAGAAACATCACTCAAGACAATGCCACTTGGCAGACACTGATTTGGGACTTGGGTGCCTCAAGTGGAGCAACATTTGAAAACATGGACTTGACCAATGCAAAAGGTTTTGCTTTGTTTTCAGGTGATAATGAAGCAGCCGTTCACGGTCTTGAAGCACTTGACAATACTTGGCAACAAGGTACAGGAATTTACAACTTGCGTCGTTTGAATCAAGTTGGTACTTATACAGCTCTAGGTGGTTTCGTACCGGATCCATTCGTTACTTTAAGTTCAGCAAATGCTGCACTTCTTACTGTTGTTAGTGGTACAATGAGTACTCTTGCAACAAAAGAAGGCGCACTTCAGTTAGGGCTCTCTGGTTCTTATGCAATTGCTGATGCTTATGATACTAGTATCGACGGATCTCCAGGTGCAACACTTGTTATTCCTAGTTTTGAATCTAACTTCAATGCAACTCCACAGCCTATCATCCCTGAAATCGACATCAAGATCGAATCCATCGCAGTTACAGCCGCTACACGTAAGCTGAGAGCTCGTTGGTCTCCAGAACTTGCCCAGGACTTGAATGCTTACCACAGTTTAGATGCTGAGGTTGAGCTTACTCAAATTCTTTCTGAGCAAATTGCAATCGAGATCGATCGTGAGATTCTTAATGACCTCTTGGTTGAAGCACGTGGCGCTAACTACTACTGGTCCAGAAGCCCAGGTAAATTTGTTAACAAGACAACTGGTAATGCTGTAAGTCTTGCTAGCTCTCTTGCTACAGGTCCTTCTTTCACTGGTACAGTTCGTGAATGGTATGAAACTTTTGTTGAAACCATCATCGATGTTGCTAACGAAATTCACAGAAAGACACTTCGTGGTTCTGCAAACTTCTTAGTTTGCTCCCCTGAAGTAGCTACAATCTTTGAAGCTTCAATTCTTTACAAGCCTAGTCTTAAGATTGACGGTCAAGGTCAGGTCTCTGCTCCATTCCAATTGGGTGCTGCATCGATCGGTAGTTTAAGCAATCGTTTCACAGTCTACAAAGATCCTTACTTCCCTCGCAATAAGATTCTTATTGGTTATAAAGGTGGTTCTTATCTTGAAACTGGATACGTATATGCTCCTTACGTACCACTGATCGTTACTCCTACCATCTTCGCTCCAGAGGACTTCACCCCAAGAAAAGGTGTTATGACTCGTTACGGAAAGAAAATGGTTCGTGGTGACTTCTACGGTACAGTAACTTGTTTAGACATGGAC